TAAAGTTCTTTGTATTCTTTCGATTGTTCTTGCAAATCTTACATCTTCTGCAGCAAGAGTTGCTTTACCATTTACATTCTCATCATATCCCAAATATGCTTTTGGAATCTTTAGAGCTGCAAATAGTTTATTCTTTAAGTAATCAATATCTTCGATAGCTGTATATTGTAATCCACCTAATGTATCTATTTCAGTACCACTATCACCACCCCTAACAGGTAAGAAGAAATCTTCAGTTAAGTTTTGAATATTATACTTTAGATTGTAATCACCAGTATTCTTATCCATAAATGGAACTTTCTTCATTTTGTTGATAATCTTTTGCATATAGTTATCAACCTCAGTTGGTGGAATATTACCAATATCAATTTTGAAAACTCTTTTATCCGGTGCTCTCATAATTCTATGAATTAACATAGCATCTTCCATAAGAGAAACTTGTTTCCAAATTCTTCTACCATTTTCAATCATTGCCTTACCATAAGGTAGGAAGTTTGTATCCGATAATAATCTGAAGTGAACTATCTCATAGTTTTCGTATTCACCTTTACCAATTGGATCGTGGTTTACTTTAAACTTTACATAGTTAGGATTGTTTGGGTCAGTATTCTCTAATCTTTCAGTTTCGTAAACTGGAAGTGGTTGTACATTTATGATTCCTTTACCTGGAGCTATTTCCATAGCTAAAAAGAAATCACCATACTTAACCATATTACGAGTCCATGCCCATAAGTTAAATTCTAAGTTTAGAATATCATAGAAAAGGTTTTCTAATAATTCTTTTACTTTTTCGTTTTGAGTTTTGATTTGAATAACATCACCAAATTCATTTTTTAATGTTGATTCATCTGAGTATATATCTAAGGCTGATGAGATAATTGGGTCATTATCCATTGCATCATAATCTCTGAATAGTTCTCTACGAACTTGATGGTATGCCATTGATTGAGCTGCCATCTGGTCACCATAGAATGAACGTTGTAATTTAGTGTACCTATCTCTTAAATTCATTAAGTTAGTACTACCCTGTTGCCTATCATCTGTATCTTTGATAGTTCGTTTTCCATCCTTATCAACGACTACTACCGCTTGGGATGAGAAAAGTTTACTTAACTTATTAAAAAATGAACTATTTTGTTGTTCTGCCATTTTGCTTTTGTTTATTTAATAATCTCCCTAAGATACGAAAAATTATTAATATATCCTAATTTATTTACCACGCTTTACAACTCCAATATCTAGCTCCAGTTCTTGGACCAGGACTATCACAATTATGCCTAGCTCTAAAAGCCTTTTTTCTATCTGGATTTGATTTCTTTATTTTCATAGTTTTCTCACCAGCTTTCTTAGCCGATGTTCCACCATGTCCAAAGTTTACCTTTACAACATTTCCCTTTGGGTTTTTTACATACACTTTAAACTTCTTAACATCACCTCTCATTGGTTTATTTAGCTTGACATCTCTACCTTGATATTCAGCTTCGTTTACATCAGGCTTATATTCTTTTATAAATTCTAAGAATTCTACCAAATCATCGTGGTTTTCTACATCATATTCAAAGATATCATCTTTAAATTCATTTGTAAAATCTTCAAAAAGTTCTTTAGTTGTGTTTTCCATAATAAATCTTATACTATATAAATATAACAAAATTGATTTATAACCAATTTGTTAGGTCCTCATGGGTACCATCACCGATATCCATTTTCCAAGGATTATCCTCGTTATCATTACCACCATATATACCAGTATAAGTATGAGATGAAATACTGTTAATTGCTTGTTTGGTTAAATCAACACCTTCTTGTCTTAATCTAAGAGCAGTATCCCTTACCCACAATCCTATTGCAAGAGCCATAACTAAATCATCGTTATAACCCCTCATAGCTTCAGCTCTACCATTATTCCATATAAAGGTAAACATTTCATCTATTGTTCTTACTGAACGTATTGTTATTGATTTATCTCTAATGTATTCTTCTAATTTAGAAATAATCAAAGGTCTTGTTCTTGAAGTAGTTGAAAATCCTGCTACTTGATTTCTATCTTGTGAACGATATTTATTACTAAACTGATTTCCAGCATCTACATATTTTATATCCTTTTCAGTATAATATAAATTTCCATAATTTCTATCAATAACTTGTTGTATAGCAGCCCAACCAATATTTGCATTTTCAATTACCAATAACGCTTGATTATATTCAGTTGATAATGCTACTAAGAAGTTTCCAAAATCCTTTGTATCCAACTTACCCTTATATTCAGCTACTTGATTAGATGCAACTACATCTATTACATGAGCCGTAGAGAAATCCGAAGAATCCCCTCTAGCAACATCCGCTACAACTATGTATGATTTACTATAATCAGCAAATTCCCATTTCCAAAGATTACCATCGAATCCAGTTTTCTCAATAGGGTCTTGTACATAAGTTTCTTTATAGAATTGTAGAAGTTGTGGGTCAATAACCGAATCACCAGAAGATACAAAATCACAATCACACTCTTGTGCTGCTCCCTTTGGACCTAATAATCGTTCTTGCTCATCTCTCCAATTTTGGTCTCTTTCTGGGTGAACTGTCCAATGTAATCTAATTGTATTGAAATCGTTTCTACCCTCTTCAGCACCTACCCAAGTTTTGTGATACCAATTACCTACACCATTTGGAGTTGATAATACAATAGCGTTACCCCCAGTTGATAATGTAGATTGTGCTGATACCCATATCTCCTCAATCTTATCAATAAATGCCGCTTCATCAAACACTAATAAAGATAGTGCTTCAGAACGTCCTGCATCTCCAGCAGCTGATGTTGCTTTTATCTGAGAACCATTTGAGTATCTAAGAGATAGTTTGTTATCTTCTACTGTTTCTAATTTTAACCAAGATGGTAAATACTGATTCATCACCCTAACCTTCGTTACAAGGTTCTTAGCAACCTCTTGCTTAGTTGCTATAACTAAAACATTAAAGTCTTGGTTGAATAACATTTTCCACAAAGAGAATCCTGCAGTTAAAGTTGAAATACCAGTTTGTCTTGATTTGAGAATGATATTATATCTATGGTCTTTGAAGTCAACTAAAGTATCTTCTTGAAACGGATATAGTTGAAAAGGTATTTTACCCCTAACAGGGTGTTGAATCATACAATACTTTTTCATAAAATAAATTGGGTCAGAAGCGCACTTCTGATATTCCAACTTTATTATATCTTTCAACGATTGCTTAGCCATAAATTATTTCTTTTTTCCTATCTTCCAATACATACCAGCACTAATAAATGGTACTAATTGTGAAGTGTTAGAATTATTCTGAATACCTAAACCTAATTGATATAAATTATTCTTTTTACTTTTTAGGATTAAACCTCCACCAATATTTGTAACAACATCGGTTTTATTAAATCCTCCGTTTATACCCCAATAGAATTCATTCTTTGGTAATTCCTTTACTACTTTTGTATTGTATATTGTAGGAACTTCAAAATTCCATAAAATATCTCTGCTTACTATTTTATTTTGTGTGATGGTATCTGTGATAACTCCGAATCCTAATGTTGGATTGGGCTTTGTTCCCATAGAATCTATTACAATTTCAGGAGCAAACTCATAAGTTAGTTTTAAAGTATCTTTGGTTATGAATTTAGAATAGTAATCTTTTATAATTTGTAGAGAATCAACATCTGCTGGTATTTCAACTATCTTTTCAACAACTCTATCAACATACTTAGGTACATATTTAGGTACTTCTACAATTTTATTAACAAAAACTGTATCAATCTTTTGTTCTAATAGTTCGTAATCCTTACCACCCACATTTACTATTTCTTTGGGTTCTTCAGTATCACCACAACCTCTAAGTAACAATACTACACATAGTACCATTATTAGTATAGTCTTTAAATCAAATTTGTTTAACCAATTCATAATTCTTATCCTTTAATTTCTCATATGCAATATTGCGCTTTTCGATAACATCGGTAAGTTCCTTTTTACCATTATCTATATCAGCTTCTATCTGAGCTTTTAAAGTTTGAACATCATCATTCGATTGCCATTGTTCTACTGAACCATCATCATTTACATATTCGTGAATGTTAGATACTTCTTTAAGAGCTTGATTCCATTTTTCCAAAACATCAGTACCATAAGCAGCCATATTAGAATATATTCTATATTCTTCATATTCCTTCCATAATCCATCTTGCTTTATAACTAGCTCTCTTCGTGCTAAGCAACCAGCACAATATCCAGTTTTAGAAATTAGAGTTTTATCTGATTTTGAGAACTTTCCACTAACATCACATTCATCGGATTTACATTGATGAGCTTCTTCAATGTGCTTTCGTAATTCAGATAATACGTTTGACATTTTAGATGATTTTACTTTTCCAAAATCTTTTTGTTCCCAAACATTACCATCGGAATCACTCCATATATCACCAACCTTACGTTTAGTTTTAGTTTCTTTGATATCAGAAAATCCGATTTGAGTATTTTTTTCGTACTCACCAGTTCGTACCATATCTGCCAACTTTCTACGAGTTGGGTGCATGAACTTTCTATTAAATTTTTTATCAGCCATAACCTATTATATATTCATATATATAAGTATTGGATTTTTTACTATTCGTAAAATAAACCGAGTATCTGATTGAGTGGTGCGAATGTTCCAGTCAATTTAAAAGTCTTACCACCATACACAAATACGATA